CGCGAATTTGGGTGTCGTTATTTGGTGGCGTCGTCGAAAGATCTTCATACGTGTCAAAGAAACGCGATGACGCCGGTGTTGACTTAATAGGTACGGAACCTTTCAACGTTCAATGTAAGGCCGTAGAGCAGTCCATGGACATTCATTTGATCCTGGAACGCATGCCGGTCGAAACGAACATCAACATCGTCCTACACAAGCGAAACAATCGCGGCACTATTGCGGCGATGGATTGCGAAGATTTCTTTTCCATACTCAAAGAATTACAAGAATTAAAAGACCAAAACAATGACATTTCAAAAAGACTTTGCGCGTGCAAATAAAATCGAACGCGCGATTTGCCATCGGTTCGGATTCGAAAACGTGAACACACCGACGTTCGACGGAATAAAAATCGGACGCGCATCACATTTCGAAACGTTGGAAATCAAATCTCATTTGCAACATAGTTCGACCGGGTACAAAATCGAACTCATTGATCCGATGACAAAGAATGTGAATCCGCCCGGCAAAGGATCGGACTTTGTCGCCTTCGGTCGGAAGGTCGGCGACGATCTGATCGTTTCGTTGTGGTCATCGGAAACGTTTCGCATGCGCATCCTTTCGAATACGGCACGCGCGATGAATAATCAGGAAGGATGGTCGTTGATGCTCGCCGGTGATCGTGGTGATTGTTTATGCATGAAAGTCGCACATTCAATCATCGAAGACGAACGACACGCCGAAAGCGTCGAAATGAATCCGTTGTCGTGGTATATAAATCAAATAAAGGAAGCAACATGAAACGAACTAACTGGAAAGTATTGGAACTATTTGGCGGATCGTGCAGTTTTTCGAATGTAGCAAAGGAAAACGGAAACAAAGCATTCACGAGCGACTTCAAAGACTTTGACGGGATCGACTATGTCACCGATATCCTTGACTTCGACATGTCAAAGGTGCCATTTAAGCCGGATATCATTTGGGCGTCACCGCCTTGCACAACCTTTTCAATTGCATCATGTGGACACCATTGGACACCGGACAAACAACCGAAGACGGATGCATGTCGAAAGGGAATCGCAATTGCTAAAAAGACACTTGAATTGATTGAATTATTTGATCCGGAATTCTATTTCATAGAAAATCCGCGCGGACTACTTAGAAAGATGGATTTCATGCAGAATATACCACGAACAACGATTTCCTATTGTCAATATGAAATGGACAAACCGGTGAACGAAAGGCGCATGAAGCCGACCGACATTTGGACAAACAATCTTGAAAGATGGATTCCGAAAGCAATTTGCAAAAATGGTGCGCCCTGTCACGTTGCCGCACCGCGTGGATCACGAACCGGAACACAAGGATTGAAAAACAATTTCGAACGTTCAAAAATACCGGAGCAACTATGTCTTGAAATCCTTAATTCTTGCTACAAATGAAATCCGGACAATGGGCTTATTTAGTGATACCGCGTGAAGTACATGACGACGACCGACTTGAATGGCCGGAGATTGTTTTGTTCGCGCACATTCATTCATTCACTTCGCAAGGCCTGGAGTGTTGGATGTCACTTGAAACGATGGCGGAACGCCTTCGGAAGTCCGATCGCATGGTGTCAATCTATATCAAAAAACTTTTGAATCTTGGACTTATTCGCGTCACCGAACGCGACGGAAGGCGGCGCAAATTGGCATCGACTTTGACGACACAATTCGATCAACGACCGAAACACATTGCGGAGCAGACACGAAACTCATTGCGGAGCAGACACGAAACACATTGCGGAGCAGACACGAAACACATTGCGGAGCAGACACGAAATGGGTTGCTGACTAATAATACAAAGAATAGTACACTTAATAATACAATTGAATATGGAACAAAGGCGAAACCTATTTCAATAGATGAAGTGAAGGAATACTTTGAAATCAAAAAACGGATCGACCTGGCCGAACATTACTTCGATCACTACACGGCGAACGGATGGCGGCAAGGATCAGGAACCGGAAAGCCGATCAAGGATTGGAAGGCCGCCGCTAATAATTGGATAAGAAACGATAAAAAATTTAATCATGGAAGTAATAAGAAAACCGGATTCGACGCCGGCAACCACAACGTTGAACGACTTGGCAACTATATCAAAACCGGGACAGATCACACCCCGTGAAGCATGGGCCGGAACGAACTTGATGTCAGCACTCAAGACGGAACACGCCGCCGATGTGCGTGGTGCAATTTTGAAGATGATGTTTGAAACAATTAAGTTCATCGATTGCAAGAAAACGCTTACAAGTGACGACGATGTGATCTTCACATTCGAATCGTTGTTGAATGATTTCCCGGTCTTAAAGATAACAGAGTGGAAATATGTCACGGACGGAATGAAGTCAGGTCGCTATGGGAAATACTACGAACGATTGAAGGCCGCCGAATTCCGAGAAGCATTCATCGAATACGAATCAACCGATCGCGCTTTGATCCTGGAAACCGCGCACAAGTATGACAGCATGTTGAAAGAAACCGCAATCGATTGGACACCGATCAGGCACATGCTCGATCACATTGGTGGATTCAAACCATCGACACCGGTGCGCAAGAAAATGTCAGGGATGGCAGGCAACGTTAAGCGGAAGCTATTCATCGACACGGATGAATACAAAGAACTCGCAAAGGAAATGAAAGACAATTCGAATGCCTAACATGCCAAAGGAAACGCCGCCGCGATGGTGGGTGCCTAAGCGAGCGAAACAAAGCGGTCGTAAGACATTAAAAGATAAAAGATATAGTTCAAGACGTTGGACGAATTTGAGTGTCTTATATAGGCGCGAAAATCCTTTGTGCGTCGTGTGTGACTCACTCGCTCAATTACTTGATCACATCACACCGGTCAACGCCGGCGGTTCCTTTTGGGATTCAAACAATCATCAATCAATGTGTCACTCATGCCACAATACGAAGTCAGCAACAACGGACAAGAACTTGATACATTCACATCGACAACGAACGGACGAATGACGCTGTTGTACTATATCCAGGGGGATAGGGGGGTTCAATCCTTAGTTTTTATTATCTGTTGACCGACCGCCACCAATCGGTTGTATGAATATCAGTATCAAACCAATCAGTATCAATACTAAAATATACCATGACAAACACGCTCACAACATTCGAACGCCTGGACAATGAATTGTCAGTCAGGAAAACAATCACGGAATCCGACATGCAAGGATTGACAATGCTTGCCGATGCATTCGACGAATGGCAACGCCTGACAAATTATCTTCACGAAAATGGTTCGACCTATGGCATCGAAACGAAGGCCGGCGGAATGATGTTTCGGCAACGTCCGGAATACCAACAAGCAAACGACGCATTCAAACGATGGATCGCACTTGCGAAGGAATACGGAATAACACCCAGATCACGAAAGATGATTGATCAGATCGATGACGGCGGTGATTCATTGAATGACTTGATGACGTCATGACCGAATTCAAATGTCCGGAATGCAAAGCAACGAAGGAAGTTCAAAGCGTCACGATCAAGATGATTGAAGGCGAAATCCGTCACGATGTGAAATGCGATGAATGTGATTCATGGATGAAACTTGCCGTCGAAAAAACCGGATGCGCCGGATTCACATCAAATGCAATGGGGCAACTATGATGAAGTCAGTCACATCCATTTCCGGCGGTCAAAGTTCGGCCTACATAGCGAAAAATTATCCGACCGATCACAATGTTTTCGCATTGGTCACATGCTTAGATAAGACATGCGCACCAAAAGACAAAGGATTGATAAAAATTGTAAGTGATAAAATCGGCAAACCTTTCATCGGCACATTGGAAGATGACATCATCATCACAACAATTTTAGACCTTGAACAAGAAATCGGAAAACCTATTGAATGGGTAACAGGAAAACCATTTGAACAACTTCGAAAAACTTCGGTTCCAAATATCATGTGGCGATATTGTACGGAACTCATGAAGATCAAACCTATGTTCGATTGGTGGAAACGAAACTTTGACGAACCGATACAAATGAATATCGGGTTTCGTGCCGGTGAAGATCGCCGCGCAAAGAACATGATTGATCGGTGTAATGATGAAGGATTGCGAGCGTATGGAAAAACATATTGGCAGAAACCAAACTTTCCGATGATCACCGACGGCATCCATCGCGATAAAGTCGTAAACTTTTGGAAAGATAAAAACGTGAAATTTGCAGATCAAAACAATTGCGTTGGTTGTTTTCATCGTAATCCTTTGGTGTTGCGAAAAATGTTTGATCTTCATCCGAATAAAATGGAATGGTTCATCAAGGAAGAAAAACGAAAGTCGGCACGATTCAAAAACGAAATTTCTTATTCGGATATCAAAAAACACAAACCACAACACGAAATCAATTTCGAAGACTTTTCATGCGATTCCGGACATTGTGGATTGTAAAAGAAAAACATTGAATGAATAACACACCGGAACAATACGCGCACGATGTAATTGACGGCAAGATCAAATCCGGCAAGTGGATTCGATTGGCATGTCAAAGACATTTCAACGATCTTGAATCGGCGAAGGATCGCGGATTGATCTTCAAAGATGACGTCGCACAAAAGCACATTCAATTCTTTGAACTATTCATCAAACACACGATCGGCGACTTCGCCGGGAAGAAATTCATTCCGCTTGCCTGGCAACAATTTTTGTTGTGGCAGTTATTCGGATGGCATCGGATCGATGGTTCCAGGCGTTTCAATTATTTGTTCCTTTGTGTCGCGCGTAAAAATGGCAAATCGACTTTGCTTGCCGCACTCGCTTTGCAATTTCTTATATTTGAAAACGAAGCCGCCGCCGGCGTTTATTTTTGCGCTACGAAACGCGATCAAGCGAAGATCGCATTTGATGAAGCCGTGCGCATGGTTCGCGCATCGCCGGAACTTCGATCGCGTGCGAAGACATTTGTCAACCGCATCGCAGTCAGTTCGACATCTTCGAACGCGTTTGTCCTGTCATCGGATCGCGATTCACTTGACGGATTAAATATATCTTTTGCAGGTGTCGATGAATATCATGCGCACAAAAGTGACGCCGTGTATAATGTCCTAAAATCCGGAATGGGATCGCGACGCAATCCATTACATTGCACGATCACGACGGCCGGACTTGACAAGTCGGTTCCATGTTTCAAATTGGAACAAACGTGCAAAGAAATTTTACAAGGTGTGAAGACCGACGACGCTTTGTTGCCGTTGATATTTTCACTTGACGAAGGTGACGATTGGCGCGAAGAAAAAAATTGGATCAAGTCGAATCCATCTTTGAACGAAACGATTTCAATCGACTACCTTCAAAAGCAATGTCGCCAAGCAATCAATCAAGGCGGATCGTTGGAAGTGGAATTTAAAACAAAACACTTAAACGAATGGGTGTCCGCATCCAGGACATGGATCCAGGATCCGATCTGGATGGATGGTCACGATGTAAGTGTTGAACTCAATGGCCTGGAATGTTATGGCGGATTAGACCTTGCATCGGTGTCCGACATCACTTCGCTTGTGCTTGCATTTCCTTTGCCGGATGGTTCCGTTCACGTTCGTTGTTGGAATTGGTTGCCGGAAGAACAAGTGACGCGCGTCCTTGACACGAACTCGGCGCACATATACCGACAATTCAAAAACGATGGTTCGTTGATTCTAACGCCTGGAAACGTGACTGACTACGATGCAATCCGCCGAACGATCACCGGCGTTCACTTTGTCAACGGCAAAGCGCAAATCGATCCGGATTGCATCATGACAAGATATCAAGTCAAATCCATCGGATTCGATCGCTACAACTCAACACAAATCGCGTCACAACTTACCGACGACGGCGTTCCATTGGCTCCATTCGGTCAAGGCTTTGTCAGCATGTCGGCACCGACGAAGGAACTTGAAATCAAAATCCGGACAAAGAATCTCAAACATGACGGCAATGCAGTCCTTCGATGGAGCATGGCGAACGTTTCACTTCGTCGCGATCCGGCCGGAAACATGAAAGTCGACAAAGAAAAATCGTCGGAGAAAGTTGATCCGGTGGTCGCGCTTGTGATGGCGATCGGTGAATTCTTGACGGATCAAACACCAGGAATCAACCTTGATGACTTTGCAATCATTTCTTTGTGAGTAAATAACTATGTATGTGTGAAGTGTGTTGACGATCGATGCGTTCGTTTCGCTTAATTGCGGAAGCGTTATTCGAACCGCCTTACAATGCCGAACATACTTCAACGACTATTTACAAAATCCGCCGAAAGGCGTTCTCAGGTTTACACCGGCGACGCCGGTTTTTTAGCCGGGTTAATGGGTAGGCCAACAGCGTCCGGATCACTTGTCGACGAATCGAATGCGCTTTCTATTACGTCCGTCTATTCATGTGTGTCAAAGATAGCGCAATCAATAGCCGGACTACCTTTGCAAATCTATGCGGAAAACGAAGGCAAGGTGTCTAAAGTCGAAGGACATCCTTTGAACTTCGTTGTCGGTGTTAAACCGGACGAAGACACAACCGCCTTCGAATTCTGGGAAACGATCTTCGCGTCGGCTTTATTAACCGGCACCGGTTACGCTATTGTTAGACGCGATTCAATGAGTGGCAACGTGTCCGCTTTGAATTTCGTTCCATCGCATAGAGTCACACGAAAGCGATTCGAAGGATCGCCGGTGTATGAAGTCAAAGACATCGGAACGATTATGTCGGACGACATCATTCGCATCACGGCACCATTCGGAAAATCGCCGATCGGATTGCATCGCGAAACGTTAGGCTTGGCCGTTGCGGCGCAAGAATACGGACAAGAATTCTTCGGAAATTCCGGAACGCCTGTCGGAGTATTAACAACCGAACAACCTTTGACACAAGAACAAATGTCGGTCGTGGCGAAATCCTGGGCCGAAGCCGGTGCAACACTTGGAACGAAAGTGATTCCTTTCGGTTTCAAATATCAAAAGATAAGCGCATCGCCGGAAGACATGCAATTCATTCAAACACGCAACTTGCAAGATCGCAAGATCGCGGAACTCTATGGCGTGCCGGCTTTGTTGATTGGATTGGATTCATCGTCAACGTTTTCAAATATGGAAACGGCCGAACTTTACTTTCTCAAATACACTTTGATGCCGATGATGCGGCGCGTGGAACAAGAATTGAATTTGAAATTGATCGTTCCGGTCGGTGGCGAATCGTTGTTATTTCGCTATGACGTCAACGACATCATGCGCGGCGACACAAAACAAAGATCACAATTTTATCACACTTTAATTCAAGACGGCGTGTTGACTATAAACGAAACACGCGCACGCGAAGGATTAAATAAGTTTAACATTCCGGAAGCCGACGTGCCGCGCGTGCAAGTCAATTCAATTTCATTGGATCGATTCGGCGAGTATTCGGAAAAAATATCTAATATCAATGAGTGAATTC